AAGCCTGGTTGCATTGTTGGATTCCATAAACGGAATAATGACTTTTCCAGTCAAAACATCTTTTACTCGGTAATATGATTTTTCATCACCCTCTTGGCTTCCGGTAAATGACAACCTGAGGCCATGATTTGTAACTTGACCAGCTAACGAAGCGGAGACAAGCGATGTTACATCAATAACAAGATCTTCGGAACCGTCGAATGATTGTTTCATCTCGAAATTATTAGCGGTCACAGATCCACCAATGTTTCCACTGGCAAAATAGTCATATGACTCACCACCGCCTGGCATGCCTTCTGCATTGGCACCTCCAGAAACCCAGAGTGTTGCTGTACCTCCCGAAAAGCTTGCAGAACTAAAGTTTGCTGTATCTATATCTCTAAACGCTGCAACATCTTTACCATTGCCCTCATCGAAAGTTTTCGCAAGAGGATAAACGGAAAGCGTAAAGTCTGTTGGTACAGCTTGGCCTCCCATTACATCAAACAGTAATAGCTCTGCCTTAAAGTTTGAGTTGGTAAAATCTAGTTTAGATTGAGTAAGAGAATTAAGCTTAGAATAGTCAAACTTAATTAAGGCTCTTGAAAGTTCAACTTTGTCCGTTGAGTAAGGCTCGTTTGCAGATCCCGTAAGAGTTGATTCATCGTACAACTTAAACATGTCGATCGTTCCAGCGCGGCCGACATTTGCATCGGAAGCCGAGAACTGATTGTTGATAATCTTGTTGGTAATGTAAGTGTCAGCAGAAGCCGTAAGGTTTAGTATCACAGGACGCTCCCAATGATGTCTGTATTAGAAAACTTCAGCTCGAACATTGAATCTCTGGGTGGGACGATCAAACCATTCAGGAGATTTGCGTTAAGATCAAAGACTTCGCCTGAGTACGAAACATCATTAACGGTTCCAAAGAAGTTTCGAAAACTAAGACTAGGGAGTGCTTGAACTCCGGCAGTATTTAAGATTGAAAATATGATGTCGGACTCAACAATCGGTTCTCCAATTTGAAAATTCTGAGTTCTTAGCAACACTTTAAGGTTGTTAATTACGTTTGTAAGCGTTACGATTTTATTCGCATTTGGCCTTACGCGAACCGTAAAGTCAATACCGAAGTTGATGATCTTGGCATCCTTAATCTCGATTGACTCGCTAACTAGTCTGAATTCGTTAAGGTAAGATCTAAGGTTGAGCTTTAGTGTATCGCTTGCAGGGGATAGTTTGCCGGAACTGTCCTTACAGATAATGAACAGATCACTCGAAAGCTTATTGTCCCCGCTAGGTGATACGCCGGCCCTAAATACTCTACCAAACTGAGCTGGTAGTGTGTATACCCGAGCGAGCAAATCTTCCCTTGTTACAATTCTACTTTGAGAATTAACTGCAGAAGGTATTTTTGCCCTTAGCTCTTCGACAGTTAAAGCGTCGTCACCCCCAGAAGCAGGGTTGAGATTGGTGACTGTTGCGTTCGAACGAATCCTTGCCACCGCAGCTCCGGAAGCCGAAGAAGGAAAGATTGTCTGTAGTGATGAAACCGTTGTAATTGTTCTGGCAGCGACATTTGTATTTAGGCCGCCACCGGAAAGGTATGTTATTGTTAACGTTGTTCCTCTAGGGGAAACTCCAAGTGAATTTGATTCAAGCAGATTCTGGGGATCAATCGAAAACTTTTTGAAAGTCGTAGTCCCAACTAACGGAAGTGCTAAATCAGAAGGATCCGATAGAACATCATCCTGAAATGATTTACCGTCGCCAGATCCAAATCTTAGCGTTGTCAACCTTGTGGTTAAGCTAGTTTCTTTCGTAAACCGATAAGGAGCTGAGATTACCTCAAGATTAGACGATGCAAAAGATCCGTCAAGTGGTTTTTCTGTAGAAACCGACTTGAAGACATTGTCTTGACTTAGGTCATCAACTTCGTAGTAATCATTACCATCTGAATCAAAAACACCGGTTATTGATGATACATCGGCGTTTGCTAACGTAATTGTTCTAAATGGAATAAACGTGTTTGATACGGAAACATTTTCTGTAACTAGGCTTCCAGCAGCAACCGGAATTGATCTGGTAATATTAAATGTTGCTGGAGAACCGTCGGAATTAACTGTTGCAACTTCAACATTGCCAAGAAGCTGGCCAATAAAATCTGTTTTAGCAAAATCGATATCTTGAAGCGTTACAAAAGTTGAACCGCCTCCAGAGAACTCTGTTCCAGTTAGTACCTTTGGAAGTTGTGACGGATCAGGAACAACTAAACCAGTTGACTGAGTAAGACCATCAACCGTAAGTGTAAAATCAACATTAGTAGAAGCTGGAGACTTTCCGCGGACTTTAACGCCAGCATTTCTTAAATGATTTTCTATGTTAACTAACTCGGTTGCCGTTGAGTAGTCTAGTTCATTAAACTGGTGATCCATATAAAAAGACATGGTATCGCCAACAAAAGCAGCGAGATCAATCAGGAGACCGCCCAGCGAAGCCTCTGAGAAGTCTTGGATCTGGTCCGGAAAGAAAATCCTTGCATACTCGACTAACTGCGACCTAAACCCGTCAAAATCACGAGCAAGGTAGTTTCTTTGAATTTGATTTCTAAATTTCTGTGTCACTATCCACCCGCGTGTAAGATAACTTCAATCTTTTGATCGAGAACATTAAGCTTAGGGATGGAATAAGTAATCCGTATTCCTGTCATTGACAGATCTTGTTCCGATGCACCCAGCGTAAAAGGTTCAAATGTTTGAGGTTCGACAAACGGCATGTACTTTCCGAGCGCCGCTGAAATCCTTCTAATTGCTTCAGCGTCAAAATCTTCGGTTCCTAAGTTGAAAAGAAGCGGAGAAAGATTTGCTCCAAAATCGTAAAGCCCTACTCTTTCACCATGGTTGGTCAGCAGTAGATTCTTCAGGTTGTCTCGAATATTGTCAAGAGCAACCGTGTGCATATCAAACAGGCCATCGCTCGTTGAAAACTGGATCGGTGTCTTGATTCCGATCGGTGGCTTTCGAGTCGTTATTGTTCTCTGTTCTGCGGCTTCCTGACTCGTCTGACCGACTGATTTGAAGCTGTAAACTTTTCTGTTACCGGAAGGCACATCTCACCTCATCCATAAATATGCGGATCGTGGAGTGCTCCGATCAACCTGTTAGCACGTCGTCTGCATCTGCATTGTTAACAGCTTTTGCTATAGCATCGGCAATCGATTGCGCCAAGTCATCAACTGAATCTTTTATATCAGGTTGTTGATCTGGTGGGACGCTGTTAAGAAAAGCTGCTGCTATTTCAAACGCGAGGGTTCCAGCCCCTGTTTCTTCACTCGTACTACCTGCGCTGACTGGCATTTACTCTCCAAAAATTCTTTCTGATTTGATGTTGTCCATCTGGTCTTTCTGGCCCTTTGTTCCTGAAGCGCTGTAACCGGCAATCTGTCCGTTTGCGGTTGTCAGCGCAGGATTAGGTCCACCATAACCAGGCGTCACATTAGCTGCACCGCCAACTCCGCCGGTTGCTGTTTCCACAATCCCCGCAAGGTCTTCGATGTCACCAGCAATTTTATCAAGAGTCTGATTCATGTAAGCTTCAAAATCACTGAATCGCATGTAAGGCTCGGAGTTACCAGGACCTTCGCCTGCATCAGCTCCACCATCATTCCCTGCTCGTCCGATGAAGATCTTAGCACCACTAATCTGGATGTTGCCTTCAGGCGTAATCATAATCGTTGCAAGGTCTTCATTTGCCGAACCTTCCTTAACGATTCGGATACTGCCGTTGATTCCGTTGTCGTCGTCCTTTCTTGCAACTATTCTAACATTGTCAGACTTCATAATAACGAAAGGCTCAGCCTCAACCTGGGGATACTCTCCTTCAAATGGGGCTGGTAAAGTATCACCTTCGCTAAGTCCTAGCTTTGCATCGCCGTCGGTGTTCATCGAAATATAGACACGGCTTGAGTCCCTAACAAAATCAGGATCGCCCTCCGTTGGATTAACGAAGAACTTGTCTGATTCGGTTTCGTCCCGTGTGTTTTCAACTGACTTTGGCGAAGTATTCGATGGATCCGAACCCGGATCTGCAAGGAATCGACCTCTGCCGGCGACGGCATCGATGCTACCCGCAAGAGCCCTCTGTCTCTCAGAATCCGTCTTGGATGCATTTGATGTTTCACTATCGCCCGGTGATTCGTCGGCCCCCCAGCCTCTGTCATCGCTCATGAGGATCAGGGTATTGTTGGATCCCTGTAAAGCGAGATCACCAGGTCGTCTCGTAAACCTTGGAACTGTCTCAGGAGTAAAAGATAGACCGGATGCAGATTCATCAACAATCGTTTCGTAAGTGTCGTCAATTCCAATTGTTCTGTTTGCCTGCGTGCCGTCTCCGTTTGGAAATGACGGCTCAATGCCCTCTGCGCTCGGAAGTATTTGGCGATCTAGGTGCGTGTAGTTAATGTCATCAACAAAGCCAGGTCCGGCAATTCTAGACATCCAATAAAGGTAAGGGCTACCTGGGTTGTCGTTGTAAATCCAGACTTGTTCGCCAGACTTAACAGGAAGTTGGACGTGCGGAGAAAAAAACGGGAAGCACAGCGATGGACTAAGGATTCCCTTGCCAGCTCCGCCTGTGACGACCTGAATCTTTAGTGTGTTTCTCGGAATCAAAACCCTAAGTTTTGAAACTTCATCAACCTCAGGGTCGTATGCAGGAACACTCGCGTTTCCTGACAGGATTCCAGGATTTGAAATTTCGCCGAATAACTCGGAAAGTTCATCGTCAGTGAGGTATGTAGGATCTGAAATTAGTTCAATAACGATAGCACGTAAAAATGGTGATGTACCAGCAGGGGATTGCCTGCCGTTGTTTACGGTCACCCTAGACTGTGAGCTTCCTATGTCTTGTGCTCTGCCCACTTCTACCCTCCATTAATTGCTGTAAACATGTCCTCGGCGTCAATTTTAGATGCCTTCGTTTCTTCTCGCGAGATTAGTTCCGCCAGTTTTAGAATCTGCTCATTTGACTTGCACATTCTTTCAAGATACTTCGTCATGATTGATCCTGCGGCAACGTGATCTTGCGTTCCACCATTAAGGTTTATATACAGCTCTGTGTAAAGAGTGCTAGCTGCCTCCCTATCAGAAATTGCATTTTCATAAACCTCTTTCCAGAGAAGCTTTTTTCTATCCTCTAAAGCATTAATTCCATCCAAAAGATCGGAAAATGATTTAACTTTTTGATTAAGTTTCTCTAGTTTCCCAGCTGCGCCGGCATTTGTTTTTGACATACACTCTCCTAAAACATATCAAATTCTCTGCTATTCCTAATTACACCGTACTTAATTCGGATAGCACTAAGAGCTTT